CGGCCAAGGGCGAAGGCCTGCGCACCATCGGTATCCAGAACTACGTAGCCGGCGAGTGCTTCGTCGTCGCCGAGGGTGGCAGCCGGGCCGACGGTGACAAGTGGTACGTGGCCAGCGCCAAGGAGCTGGCCCGCGAAGGCAACACGATCTTCGTCAAGCGACCCATGACGATCGGCGGCGGCCGGCGAGCCCTGAAGAAGGGCACCGACATCCTCATGCGGGTGTGGACGCCGCACCCGCGCCTGTTCGACCAGGCCGACTCTCCGGCGCGCTCGGTCCTGCCGATCCTGCGTGAGATCGAGCGGCTGACCCAGCTCTGCTTCAGCCAGATCGACTCGCGGCTGATCTCGGCCGGGCTGCTGCTGCTGCGCGAGGGCGTGGACTTCCCGCACGCGGAGGACAAGGCCGGCGGCGTGCAGGGTCTGCTGGATCAGATCCTGGAGTCGGCCCGTGCCCAGCTCACCGGGGCCGGCACGGCTGCCGGTCTGGTGCCGATCCTGGCCACCGTGCCGACCGGCGAGGGCCGCTACGACAACGTTTCGCAGTCCTTCGCTCACATCAAGTTCGACACCCCGCTGACGGCCGAGCTGCAACAGAAGCTCGACCAGGCTATCCGCCGGCTGGCGCTCGGCCTGGACATCGCCCCGGAAGACCTCCTCGGGCAGGGCGAGGCCAACCACTGGGGGAGCTGGCAGATAGAGGAATCGTCCATAAAGCTGTTCATTGAGCCCGTTTTGGTACGGGTCTGTGACGCCTTTACGGAGGCCTACCTTCAGCCGGCCCTGAAGGTGCTCGGCAAGGACCCGGAGAAGTTCACCCTCTGGTACGACACCAGCCCGCTGACCGTGCGACCCAACCGCATGGAGGACGCCCAGAACCTCTGGGACCGGGGCCTGATCAACGATGAGGCGCTGCGTGCGGCCGGCGCGTTCGAGGACGGCGACAAGCAGAACCAGAAGCAGATGCTCCAGTGGCAGCTCTGGCAGCTTTGCAAGCTCAACCCGGCGCTGATCGCCGCGCCCGGTGTCGCGCAGGTGCTCGGCGTTCCGACGGCCGTCATCAGCGCCGGCCTTCAGCCGCCGGCACCGGCCGCCCCGGAAGGCGCGCTGCCGCCAGACCAGTACCCCACCGACCAGCCGCCGCCGGACGATACCGGCGGCCCGATGGGCGCGATCCCCGACATGCCGGTCGGCCAGACCAGCCCGGCGCAGCGTGGCCGCCGGCAAGCCCTGGCCGCCTCGGGCGTGGCCGAGCTGGTGGCCCAGCACGCCGCCGCGATCAACCTGGCCGCGCTGCTGCCCGGCGCCGAGCAGGTCGTCTACCGCGCGCTGGAGATGGCCGGCGGCCGGCTGCTGGACCGGGCCTCCCGGGGCCAGCACGCCGACGTGCCGAAGTTCCGCATCCACACCCGCATCCGACCGCGCGACCGCGACCATGCCGGCGAGCTGCTGACCGGGGCATGGGCACACTTGGCCCAGCTCGCCGCGCACGTCAACGTGCCGGAGAACGACCTGGAGTACGTGCTGCGCGAGTACTGCACGGAGCTGCTGCTGCGTGGCGTGGAGCACCGCCCGGAGCTGCTGCGCGTGGTGCTGGAGCGGGCGGCGCAGTGACCCAGCCCGAGCAGCCTCAACAGCCGACCGGGCCGGGCGCCGGTACCGCCGTCGCGGTGGGCGCTGTGGCGCTGGCCGGTACCGCGCCGGATCCGTAGCTGCCGATCCGCTGGCGGCGCTTCGCCCAGATGGTCAAGGCAGAGCGTTCGCTGTTCCGCTCCTACCTCGGGATGCTCTCCAAGTGGATCGATGGCGTTCGGGACCGGGTTGTCCACGGGCGGGTGGTGGACCCGCCGGCCGTCTTCGCCGCCGCGCCCGCGTTCCGTCTCGCGCTCGGCGACGTGATCGATGTGGAGATCCGCGAGATCTACCAGAGCGCCTGGCACGACGTGATGCTCGCCGCGCCGCTGCCGCCCGGCCGCGTCGAGAGCTACCTGCAAGTGGCCAAGAACCGACTGGCCAACGTGCCGGACGAGGTCTACACCCTCATCACCAGCGAGGTCGCCAAGGCTCACCACGAGGGCGCCGCGATCGGCGAGCTGGCCGCCCGGATCGAGACCGTGCTCTCCGACAACGAGGTGGCCACCTGGAAGAACCGCGCGCTGGTGGTGGCGCGCACCGAGGCCATCGGTGCCTACAACGCCGGCACGCACGCCGGCTTCCAGTCTTACGCGGCCCAGCTCGGCGGCGAATGGGAACACGGCTGGCTGGCCACCCACGACGAGCGGGTACGCCCGACCCACCTCGCGGCCGACCTCGGTACCCCCGGCACCGGCCAGCGCGTACCCCTGGATGAGCCGTTCGCGGTGGGCCAGGCCCTGCTGGATCACCCCGGGGCGCGCGGGCCTGTCGCTCTACCTGAAGAAGTGATCCAATGCAGATGCTCGCAGGTGCTGCTGCGACCCGGCGAGCATCTGGATCTGTCCAGGAGGTTCGTCAGGTGAGCGAGATCGCCGAGCTGTACGGTCTCGATGCGGCTCGCTCCCTCCAGGTGGACGAGCACGCCTCGTGCCAGGACGCCGGCCAGCTCTATGGTGGCGCGTACTGCCTGGCCACCCACAAGCCCGGCGTCTGTGCCGGGGTCAAGCGTGGAGGCGCCCAACAGCAGCAGGTCCAGCCCTACCAGCGGCCACATGTCGCGGTACCGGTGGCGCCGGCCGCGAAGACCCGCCAGCAGTCCGACCTGGAGCAGGCCGCACAGGGCGGGTACGCCGCCGCCTACCAGCACGCCCAACAGCTCGCCCAGCAGCTCGGCGCCAACCAGGGACACGCGAGAGTGCAGGCGGCGGCCACCGACTACGCCCACGCGCTGCACCAGCACGGGCGCGCGGTAGCCCGCGCCGACCAGCTTCATGCCAGGCTTCAGCAGCGTCACGACAGCGCGGAGGCGCGGAATACGGCCATCGACCAGGCCAACGCGGCACGGCAGTCGGCGGCCGTCACGCGGGCCAACGCACAGGTCAAGCGTCAGGCGCTGCACAAGGCGGCTGCCCGGCACCCGCGCGCTCGCGCGCATCACTCCATGTGGATGGACGAGGTCGCGCTGTACGCGCTCGGCCAGCCCTTCCAGTTCGCCCTATATGCCCTGGTCGCTGCCGCGCACTGGGGCTGCGAGGTCGGCGAGTTCTGCCGCAACCCGCTGCACCCCGGCCCGTGCAAAGGCTGGAAGCACACCCTGCACGCCGTAGCCCCGGGGGCGTACCACGCCTACGAGAAGACCCGCGTCGAGAAGCTGAACGAACGACGACGGGCCAAGATCGCAGCCCTGAAGGCGCAGGGCAAGCCGGTACCCAAGAGCCTGCTCAAGGACATCACGTACACCGCGCCGGGCGCCAGCCAGGCCCAGCCCGGCTTCACTCCACCGACCGTGCAGGGCGCCAAGGATGTGGTGTCCAACATCGCCGGCAAGGTCAAGACCAACGTGCCGGCCCGCGCCGCACAGCTCACCGACCAGAAGCTCGCCGCCCAGGCGCAGTCGCTGCATGACGTGGTGACAGCGATCCAGGGCAAGACCAACTTGGCGCCGGATGCGGTCAATACAGCCCTGACCAAGATCAAGGGCAAGCAGGGACCGGGCGACAAGCTCACCGATCATCCCGAGGTGCAGAAGTCCATCTCTGCCCTGGTCAAGAACGTCGGGGACAAGAAGGGACTGACCGACAAGGAACGCGGTGCGCTGCATACCGAGATCACCAACCACGTGGAGGCCGGTACCTCGGGCGTGCCGCAAGGCGTGCAGGACGCGCTGAAGCGACCGCCGAAACTGTCGGCCGAGGCCCAGGCGGCGCACGACGCGCTGACCGACCCCCGCGCCACCGAGACCGAGCGGTTCAAGGCGTACGAGGCGCTGACCCCGGCCAGCTTGCGCGAGCTGGACACCGTACAGCGGGCGAAGATCAAGAAGCACCTCGCCGAGATGGCCGACCCGGCGGCCCCGGTGCCCAACCCTTACGAGAAGCGTGCCGAGGCCGCGCACCAGAAGCTGTTCGGGGCACCGGCACACCCGCCCAAGCCGGCGGCCACCGGCACCCCGAGCCCCGCCGGAGGGGCGCCCGCCTCCTCGCCGATCTCGGTCATTCAGGCCCGCGTCGCGCTGAAGGGCCTGGCGACCATGCCGGACGCCAGGCGCCTGGCCGCGTACGACAACCTGACGAAGGCCGACCTGTCCAGCCTCACGGACAACGAGCAGTACCTCCTGGAGAGCGACCTGAAAGGCTTGCGGGGTCTGGCTGGCAGGCCGGGTCAGGGCTCCGTCAGCCAGAAGGCGGCCGAGATCCATTCGCGCCTGTTCGGCACCGGTACGGGAACCCCCGCGCCGGCATCCACTCCAGGTGGAGCGGGAGCTGCACCGGCTCATGTCCAGCACGTACTGGCCACGGTTGCTCGCACCGCGCCCGGCTCGGCGCTGTCCAAGAACCACCTGACCGCCTACGACAAGCTGACCAAGCCTGAGTTCGACGGGCTCCAGCCGTCCACCCAGGCCAAGATCCGCGACGACCTGACCGCTGCCCGAACGAAGTTCCTCGACCCCAAGAAGAAGGCGGCGGCGGACGCTCTGCTGACCCGCTTCGAGGGCAAAGCAGCGACGCCGGCCGCCAGCTCTCCGCCCGTCTCCGCGCCGAACGCTCACGCTCCCGGCACGCCTGAGGCGGAGGTCGCCGACCACCTGGCGATCATGGCCGACCCGGGCGCGTCCGACGCTGCCGTGATCAGTGCACACACCCAGGCCCGTTCTACGGCATGGGGCGGTAGTGATCCGAAGGCCCTTCGCGACCAGGTGGAGCAGGCCCGGGAGAAGGTGGTCGCCGACCCTTCGCGCTCCGACAAGCTGCGCACCAGGATGATGGCCGACGCGCCCACCGGCCACGCGGACAGCGCACTGCTGTTTGGTACCCCGGGGCTGTCGGATGCGATCTTCGAGACGGTCCACCAGCGCCGGACCGGTGTGCGGACCAGCCAGGCAGTGGAACGCCT